AATGTTCCTGCTGTAGCTGTTCCCACATAGGACAAAGCTCTGACGCGGTTGCGCCCCAGCACTAAGAAACCGCTTAAGTTTATATGCGCTTGTTTGACATCAGTTGTCATGTTGTTGCTCCGGTTCTGGTGCGTCTAGCCTGTTTATGAGCATCTTGTACGCTTGGATTGTGGCCTGAGATTGAATCAAAAAGGTTTGGGCCTTCTGTGCTTCAGTCTCAAGGTCACGAATCTCAGTCTCCAAGAATTCCTTGGTAATTTGCATTATGCAAACGTAGCATAGGCAGGGACGAAGTACACAGTGCCGCCAATCATGACTTTGATCGCTTTAGACACAGTAGTCACGCTGCTTGCTGTAGGAGCAATTGTGGCAGCGGGAGCTGTTTCAATGTTCATTAACAAAGGAACTTCACCTGTGTTTGCGCCGCTGTCCGTCACGCGAATAAACGAGGCTGTGCCGGGCAAAGTAGCGTTAACCGAATAATCTGTGTCTAACTGAAGAACAGCCAAAGTGCCGCCGGGAGAAGCTACGGAGCCTCCCAAGGTTGCACGAATAGCGTTAGCTGCACCAGAAATTGTGCCGCCCGTGTTAATTGAAGTAGAGATGTGCGCACCGTTGATTGTGCCGCCGGTAGCGCCGTTAGTGCCTGTCACTCGGGTCAAAGCACGAAATGTTTCGCCTGAACCGGTAGAGGTAAAGGTCAATCGGTTGTACGACAGGCGTGTGTCGCCCGTGGTGGCGGACGTTGTAGCAAATGAAGCATTAACGTTTTCCGCTGTAGTTATTGCGAGAGGGGAAGTGGAAGTGCCCGTTTCAAAGCCGTTTTGTGATACGACTGGGCCGGAGAACGTGGTGGTTGCCATGATTTTTTCCTTACATGCAAGTGAATGTCGTCAGCCGGGACTGTCAGAACACCGGATAAGCCCGGGATGAACGCAATATACACCAAAAGAAAAAGGGGCACAAGGCCCCTTTTCCATATTTTCCAAACGCTTATGCAGCGCCAGGAGAACCGTAGATACCGCGTGGATCGCTGAAGCCAAAGCTATAGCGCTCACGGGCCTTGTAACGGACGTTACCTGTCTCAAAATCGCCTTCAAAAGCGGTTTTGATTGGTGAACGGTTGAACATTTTCAGACCGTTAGGCGCGTCAGTCAGCAAGAAGAAGGCATCTGTATCCGTCAGGTAGTGGTTGACAGTGTATCCCTCGGGAATCAAGCCCATGGACTTGATCGCGTTGATATCATTGTCAGCCGTTGCTGTACGTTGGACAGTCTTCATCAAGCGCTCTGCAGTGAACTGCAGCTCTTTAGGGACAACCAATTTACGAGCAGTCAATGCCACCTTCAAGCCGCGCTCATCCGTAAACGAGGCGATGTCGATGATGCCCTGCTCGAGAGAAGTCTCGTTCAAATCAGCAGCAACAACTGGACGGTTAGCAAAGTTGGGGCCCAGTGCAGTAGGATGGTCAATGGCCATCAAAGCTACGCCGTCGCCGCCAGCATACTGACCAGCAGTAAATCCATTGTTCAGCACAGAAGCAGCTTTTACTTGCTTAGTGTTGGACATGGAGCGTGCCAGCGCCTTGGTGTAGCGAGCAGACAGACGGTCGTAGAGGTTGTCCTCAACGGCTTCTTCAGTCAGCGCAAACGCCATGGCGATGGTTTCGTGGGTGTAGCGAGCAGTGAACGACTCCAGAGCGGTGTCGTATGCCATGCCTGCACCCTCGGTCTTCACCGGAGCAGAACCAAAGCCGGTCAACATGACCTCTTCTTCAAAAGCACGGTCAGATGTCTCAATAGAGAAAATCTGCTCATGCTCGTTTTCATAACGCTTGTATTCGATACCGAATAAAGCATTAAGTCCTGGCTCTAGTTCTTTAACAAGTTGGGAACGGGTAATTGCCATGATTTATCTCCTTATTGACCAGCGACACCGGCACTACCGTACACGTGCTCGTTGATCTTGACCACCACCACGGCATTAGTGCCGAACTCATTGTTGACGTCGTTGTACAAGCCAACAACCTTCAAGTTCAATGCTGCTGAATTTGCCAACGTGCTTGAGTCCAACTCCATGGTAGAAATACCAGTAGTTGTGCTGCCACCTGTGCCAACAACATCAGCATTTTTGCCAACATCAGCCGCCACAAAGCCTTCATCACATTGAACTAAGAACAACTGATTGGGATCGTCAAGAACATCAGCATTAATAACTTGACCTGATGCAACGTTGATAGAACCGGGATAGAAGTTCTTAAACGTGGGCTTACCTGTGGTGGGATCAATGTAGCTGCAACCGTTAAACACGCCTACCGCAGCAGTGTGTGAAGCCGGTAAAAACCTTGAAATAAATCCACCTGTAAGAACAACCAAGTCGCCTTGGAAAATTGTACCCGCTTGATCATCAGCAATCCGATATCCGTACTGTTTCTGAGCACCAGTAGCGGAAAGATTACCAATAGGACGTAGCCCGAAGGCCTTATCGATATTAGCCATTTGTATCTCCTACAAAATTAAAAGTATCAGCCACTAGACTGACGGAATGTTGTGCGCGAGGTCCGCTCGGGTGATTGGATTCGCATTGAAGAGTGGGCGTTTTCACGCATCATCTCGTTGTCCACCGCATGCAACTGGTCCTGTGCCCTTTGGCGAAAGTAAGCATTACGCTCTTGAACCGTTTCGTCAGGGATCTTAGCAAGTAAGAGTCCGCCAACAGAAATAACGCCAGCATGTTTGCCGTCGTCCATCGTGGGCATTGTTGCGCGGTATTCCTCAGGAATACTTTCGGGACGAACAAGTTCGTATCCCTCGCGCAGCTTACTGTACACGTTCTGGTTGTCAAGGCTTCCGTTGACTTCAGCGCGAATCCAACGGTACTTAAACCCTTCAGGGGCAGGTGGTGCATCCAAGCGCGAAGGTGGACGCCATGGCTTGCGACGAGTTTCTTTGTCCCGACTTTCGGAGGAACGGCTGGCTCGGTCGATGGTAATTTTTTCGCTCATGACTTACTCCTTTACGTACTTGGCATACTCTTCAAGAGGTACACCCAGTTTCTTTGCAATAGCAACCTGACTCGGCGATAACCGGACAGTTCGGCGCGCACTATTTATTCCGGAACTCCGGGATGCAGGGGCAACAGCAGGCGCGGAACGCTGTTGTCTGGGCTGGGAACTAGGTGATTGCTCACCCGCAAACTTCTTCGGAAACTCGCTCCGAAGGCGTTGATCCAATTCAGTATAGTACTCATCTGAAGCAGGGTCAACACCCTCCTTTTCAATAAGTTCTTGGTGGATACCCCACGCAGCGTAGGTCAGCATGCGGTCCTGGCCAAACCAGGCGTTACGTGAAGCCCAGTCCTCGGCACGAGGATCGGGTGTTGCACGCTGTTGTTGCTGCGGGGCGGGTTGATACTGTTGCTCGGGCGCGGGGTTGCGCACAGCGTGTTCTTGCTGCTGCAGCCAACCAGAAACCTGGCCCTTTTCCTGAAGCAGGCCAGTCAGGCGCTCTTGGGCTTCCATCTCAGTGTCAAGGTCGCCCTCTTCACGCGCTTTTTGGATGATCTGGCGCAGGGAGGATTGTTGGGATTCCAGGCGAGATTTAGCTTCGCTCAAACGGCTGTAATCCGTGTGCACCAGCTTTTGTTGGAGCTGGTGGGTCTGCGATTGCAGGCCCTTGGCATACTCAACAGCAGCTTGCTCGCGGCGCTCGGCCTCGCGCATCTTGGCAGTCAGCTTGGCAATGCGCTTTTGCACTGCGTCGTTGACCGAGCCTAGCTCATCTGAGTGAGCAGAGGTTTCTTTTGGTTCGGGGCGCTCTTGCTCTACCTCCAGCTTGCCCTCTTCTTGGTTGCCGTCGGCGTCGTTGTCAAACGTCACCGTTGCGGCCTTTTCGTCTTCCCCAAGATTAAATTCTAGCTGTTCGTTGTCCATTACAGTTGCCATAATTTGCCTTATAGGTGAACGATATCTTCAGGATTCTGGATTAATGCCAGGACTTCGTCATCGTTGATGATTCGGATTTCACCTTCGTCGATCGGCAGGCGCGCGCCCGAGTATCGACCAAAGACAATCCAATCACCTTTCTTGCACCACGGCCCGGTAGGAAATTTAACCTCATCGGCGTAAGCAAGTGGGCCAACAGACAGCACATAGCCGCAAACCGTTGCCGATTGCTCTCGCAAACGGGTTTGGTCTGACAGTACGATGCCACCTTTGGTTTTTTCTGCCCCTCGATAGGGCAGGATGACGATCCGCCAGCCCGTAGGGGCAGGGATCCGGTCCATTACCTTTTGTTCGATCTTTTGAACATCGAGGCTGCCCTCTTTGTCGTAAGCGTCGTCCAGGGAAGGCACGTGGGCAGCAGCTTCGTCCGCCCA